GCTTCCAGTTCCTGCTCAAGCCTCTGGCGCTTTTCCCGTTCCTCTTTCAGCCCCTTGAACGTCTCAGGCGGCAGTCCCTGGTTGGTCGGCGGCACCTCTGCGGCTGGTTCCGTTTCCGGTTCCGGTGCAGTATCGCCCGTTTCCTTGGGTGCAAATCGCCCGTGTTCGTCACGGGGTGGGCCGGTGTCCTCTACCTGTGGGGTTTCGGCTACTTCGGCGGTATCGGGATCGTCGTTGAAGAAGTCCTCAAGCGGTGTCTGTTCCATTGCTCTCACATACGCCCGTTAGGCCCGGCGGCGGCTCAGATACGCCCGTTGACCCGGCGGCGGCTTCTACGTCGTCACGACGTTGAACTGTGAACCAAATGCCCCTAACAGGCAGTCGGTCTTGCGCGGTCCCCAAGAGAAAAGCGCGGTATCCGGTAAGTTTCACTTGACCCAACCCTTGCCATCGCGCCGCCAGCCATTGGCTTCGGCTTTCGTGGCAATCCTGGCCTTGATCTCGTCGCCATAGCGCGCCCAAATGGCGGCACGGTCGGCCTCGCTCATTCGGCCCTGCATCAGCGCCCAAATGTCGGCCAGCATGGTTTCGCGGTCCATCAATCTGCCACCTGCTCAATCGCAATGCGAATGGCACTAAACGAGCCGTCAAACTCGCGCACCAGGATGGCTAATGCCTTCCCGTCCTCAATAATCTCAGCCTCGTAAAAGCGCGGCCAGCTCTCGACCGCCGTTAATGCGTCAGGCTGGGGCATTGACCGACTGCATACCGGCTTGCATCGCGTTCAGGGCAACGCCGGCCTGTGTCTCTTCGGCCTTGGCGTAGTTAAGGACCGTCTTGCTCTGGGTTTCCTCAACCTGCGCCTGCGCACCGGCCATCGCCAATTCCTGCTGCTGCATCATCGCCGGGTCAGGCGGTTGGCGCAGGGCTTCGAGCGCCTTTTCCTTGTCCTTGAAGGCCGAGTTGGCAAGCAAGGCTTCCCACAGGATCGGCTGAAGGTTCGGCGGCGCGCCGGGCAGCATCTTTGCCACAACGTCAAACTGCTCAGCCTGGATCGTCGGGGTGTCAACGCCCTCATCGACTACAATGTCAACGTCTAGCTCGGTTACGCTGTTTTCATAAGCCACCGGCATTTGCGACCGGGGATCAGCCTTCAGCGCCTGAAGCTGGGCAAGCATCTGTGCGGCCTGCGGGTCGCCCTGCTGTGCGGCCTGCATCATCTGCGGCATGGTTTCTTCGGTCACACCCATCTGCTTGGCAGCGGCTTCCAGCATGGTCACAGGTCGGTTAAGCCCGACGAACCGGACGTTCATCTCGTTGTCGGTAACGCGGATCCAGCGTTCTTCTTTCCAGAACTGGCGAATGCGGCACCACACCGAACGATAGACCATCAGCGACAAGCGGCGGATTGCGTCCAGATAGTCAGCGGCTTCCGTCATGCCGCCCATCTGCTGCAACGCGATAGCCTTGCCTGACTGCCCGCCAGTGTCCTTGCCCGCCATTGCGCTATTGACGCCAGTGCGGTGGATATGATCGCGGGCGTCAACCATCAGGTTGAGATTGCCCATCAGCATGTCGGACGTTTGCAGAATTTCTACGTCGCCAGCCTCGCCGATGAATACACCATCAGGCTTAGCAAGCTCCTTGCGCACATCATCGGCGTTCTGCGCCACGTTAGGCGATACGCGAACCTGCCGGGTATTGACCGTATGCAGCGACTTCGACCGGCGCTTGTTGATCTCATCTTGCGGGCTAATCATAGCCTGCACTTCGCCGTAGCGGTTGTTATCGCGGTCAACGTAAAGCGAAATGGCCTTGATCGGGCATTCAGGCTGATCGTCGTCGCCAAGGTAAGGCGAAGGCTGCGGCTCGACTACAAAGCCCGCCTTCGTGAAGATGCAGAACTTCCAGCCTTCAGCGTCCCGGTAATAGTGCTCACACACCCGGACGCGGCGGCGCTTGTGGTCGGCCCACATATTCCACTTGGGCTTGTCGTCGTAAGTCTCGCTGCCCTGTGCCTGCCGCCAAGTGTCGGTCAGCGCGTCCTTGCCTTCGGGATAAGCTGCAATGGCATCGTCAAGGTCCATCCAGACCACGATGCCCTTGAACTTGGCATCTTCGAAGTCGTCTTCGGCGCTGTGCGGGTCGTAATAGAACCGATCCCATGCGATGCGGCGAATGTCCGGGTCAAAGCCCGAACGGGTCTGCTTAACTCCAACGAACGCAATGCCGGTGCCCTGAATGGCAATGTTCTTTGCGGCCTTCGATCGAACGTCATCCCAGTTGCTGTCATCGCAGACAAAGCGGATTGCATCGGTTGCAGCGCGGGCTGCGTCCTCATCCTGCGGGTTGCGCGGGAATGCCTTCGGGTCCTTGCGGGTCTGCTTTTCCAGCCCTAGCATCGTTTTGACCTTGGGCTTGATCTCGTTAAAGACAACGGCAGGCTGGCCGCGCTTCTTGAGCGTTGCCTCTTCCTCGGCGGTCAGTTGCTTGTCGTCGAAGTAGTCCTGGCAGCGTTCCGCATTACGGCGCGCATCCACGGTTGCATCCTCGGCAGCCTCAAATTCGCGGACGAGCTGCTCAAGGGTTAAGCTGTCTTCCATGAAGCGCTTTCCTCCTTACCCTTGAATGCCCGATCCCAGCGGTCGCCGGGGGCTTTGCGTTGTTCTGCCCGGACAATCGCCGGGTGCGCTTGGTCAATCGCCCGCCCGATCAGGCTTGCGGTGTCTACTTCGTCGTCATGCTTGCCAGCGGGGAAAACCAGAAACTCGCTCAGGTCCGCGCCCGGTTCAAAGTGGACCCGGCCCGTTGCCGCCATTGCCTGAAACGATCTGGCCCGCGTTGGCTTGTCGGCCACGCTAGGAAGCCATTCTAACCGGCAATGAACGTTGCGCTCCCGCATCCGGCGCTTGAGCATCGGCTCAATTGCCTTCTGAATCACACCACCTTCACCAAACCAGCACAACGGCTTGTATTTGGCGATCAGGTCTAGTTCCCGCTCGATCCACTCATCAGAAGCGGTCTGGCCCTTCCACTGCTCGCGCCGGTAAACGTCTCCGTTCTCATCGACGCCCCAAATGGTCAGCACCGTGTAATCGCCGCCGCCATCGGTCACGGCGTAATCGCTGGTTCCGTAATACCGCAGCTTGGGCAACTGCTGCCAGTTCTTGAACCATTCCCGCTTAAAGAACGTGCCTTCGTCCGGTTGCGGTTGCTGCTGGTAAAGCGCAGACCATTCACGCGGGCCAATCGTGGCCTTAATCCGGGCCAGCGCCGTTTCGTCATACCATTCCGGCCAAAGCGCCTTGCCTTGGGTATTGATCGCGGGAAGCTCCAACACTTCCCATTGATCGCGCTCCTGGTCGAGCAAGCGGCCCGCCAAGTCATCTTCGTGCCAGCGGGTCTGGATAAGGACAATCGCACCGCCTGGCATCAAGCGCGTGTAGAGCGTTGACCTATACCAATCCCAAACCAGTTCCCGCCGTCGCTCGCTGTCAGCCTCTTCGCGGTCCTTGAACGGGTCATCAATCAGCGCAATGTTAGCGCCGCGCCCCGTAACCGCCGTGCCGACACCCGCAGCGACATAAGCGCCGCCGTGGTTGGTATTCATCCGGTTAGCTGCCGCGCTATCCGTGGCAAGGCTTACATCGGGGAACACCTGCCGAAACTCAGGCTCGGCAACGATATTGCGAACGTTCCGCCCGAAGTCGTTGGCAAGGTCGCTGTTGTAGCTTGCCGCAATAATCTGGCGTCTAGGGTTTCTGCCTAGGCACCATGCCGGGAAACGTTTGGACGCCAGCTCAGATTTGCCGTGGCGCGGCGGCATGAAAATCATCAAGCGGTCAATCTCGCCCCGCTCTACCGCTTCCAGCCTTTCCGCGATCAGCATATGATGCGCGGCCCCGACATAAGCCGGGTTAGTGTATTCAGTGAAGCGAAGTAGCGACCGCCTCGCCCTCGCCGCCCTTATCTCCTGAAGCGTTGGTAAGGATTTGCTCAAGCTGGTCGAGCTGGTCATCGGGGAGGCGATCAAGGTCATACTTGTGCGTCACCGTTGTTTCGTTCTTGACCGTCAGCTTGTCCGAATAGCGCTGCGACCACTTGCCGATCAGGCGAATGCGGGTGTCAATGCGAATGCGCTTCTCGGTCGGGTCCAAAACAGGATCGTCCGCAATCTCCAGGCATTCATCAGCCAGAGCATCGCAGCCCAGTTCACGCGCCCGCGCGGAATGCGCAAACCCGTTCTCGTCCTTAGCCAGCCAATACCTTGCCGTGCTTTCCGCTATATCCATTTCGCGGCATACAGCGCGCAGGCTTTTGCCTTCAGCCATCCTATTGCAGATGGTGTCTAGCTGCTCAGCGGTTAGCGCCATTACAGGCTCCGTAATTAACCCCGATCACACGCGCGCCAACCCGAATGCGTCTCGGTTCCGACGCTTGCTCATTGCAGAGGGTGGGGTGTGACCGGGGACCGGCTGCGAGGGAGGGCGCAGCGTGGTCCAAAAGAAAAGCCCCGGCGTTAACCGAGGCTCTATGCGCTGGGCGCAAGTCTAACTATTAACGGATCGTATATCATGCGGGTTCGCGCTTGTCAAGGCACTCCGTCAAGGCCAATCGAATAAATCGCAGGATACGCTTCCTTGCGATAAGACAGCGCGGCGCAAGCCATCCGAGCGGCCCGCTCAGTATCGTGCCATTCGATTACATGGTGGTTGTTCATCTCCACTGCGTATCGCCATCTGTCGCCCAGCAATGGCATTTGCACCCTAACCGCGTATCGCTGCGGCGTGTTGCCAAACATTCTCACAGCCGCTCCTTCTCAAAAATCAGGTCCGCCACAAAACACACAATAGTGTGCGCCCTGTCACATGCCCGCCCGGTGAAGCCCAGCTTACTACCAGCTACGCCTGCGGGTTCATCCCAGCGGATTACGTTTTCAAAACATGACCAGTATTTTGCCGGGACATAGCCTTGAATGCGGTGCAAGTCTTGCCGCGCTTCAATCTCGTTAGCCGCTTTGATCTCACTGCTGCCGCTGCCGGGGATGCGTTCACCGTAATTTGCTGTAACGCGCTTTTCGGTGCCAGCCATACGCCACAGATAAAGGCAATGCTGGATTGCAGCGGCTTGGTTTGGTGAAAGCGATGGAGGCTCTGCCAGCCACCTTGCAAGCGGTGTCCCGCCCCGGTTTACGTAAGCAGTCACCCGCTGGCCTAGATCGGCGTGAATGAAGTCCTCACGCTCTACCCCGCCCTTGCTGATTTGTTCGGGCGTGGGGCCGTCCAGGGGTTGAATGACAGGAGGTGTCTTGCGCTTGGTTGCTTTACCCATGTTTCATGCACTCCCCTGCCCAGCTTGGATTGACGCCCGGATATTCGCCCGCCTGCCAGCGTTTGCGCAGTTCGGTCTTGCTTAGTTGTCCCATTTGATGCCTCACTACGTCACAGAGAAACTTGGTTGCGGGGAAGTCAGAGGAGCGAGACAATCCGGCTCGTCCCCTCGTCCATCTTTACGTCGATCACGCCGCATTCACCGGGAAAGCCCATGCGGACCTTTGCCACCTTCAGAATGCCCGCGTTTACGGTTTTGTCTTCGCGGTGATAGATCAGGCCATAATCGGCCTTGTTCACCCAGTTGGCGCTGCCCGAAATGTCATACAGTCCCGGAGGCCCTTCCCTGCCCTGCGGCTTGGTCGGATGCGCCACAACCCAAAGCGCCACACTGTAGCGGCGGGCAAAACGCTTCAGCGCCCGGATAGCCCGACCAATATAATCCGTTTCGGTTTCGTCCCGGTTGCGCTTGTGTTCAATCTCGTTCCAAGGGTCGAGAATGATGAACTTTGCCCCGTGGCGGACAACAGCAACCCGGCACAGTTCGAGGTAGTAATCCAGGTCAATGTCTGTGTCGTCATCCAGCGTGTTCGAGATTACGGACATTCGGCGTTCGATCAGGTCGTAAGCGTCTTTGCGTCCAGGATGACGCGGAAATTCCTCAAAGCTGCAACCCAACAGCGACCGGGCAATGCTGTCTCGCAAGATCGGCTTAGGGGCCGTCTCAAACGATGCCACACACACCGGCACATTGCGGCTCAGACAATGGGCAATGATCGTGTTGAGGACGGTCGATTTGCCCATGTTGCTGTAGCCGGTGAAGACCGTGAAGCTTCCCAGAACAAGGCTCATGTAGGGATCAAGGCATTCGATGCCGGTGTCCATTGACCGCAATTCATCGGCTTCAGGAAAGTCGCTCATCCGGTAAATGCCAGCGACCGGGAATGGCTTTGCATCGACAATCAGCTTTACGACTTCGCGTTCGCCAAGCTGCACCAGAACTTCGTTCAGGTCTTTGCAGCCCTGCGGATAGTCAATGAACTTGCAACGCTCCGGCCCGAGGATCGCCGCGAGGTCGTGCGCCAAGGCGCGACCAGCCTTGTCGCCATCGGTTGCAAGAACAAAGCTTTCAATGCCCTTCAGCGCCGCTTCATGCTCCCATAGGAAACCGTAACGGTTCGCGTTCTGCGGGTCGTCAATGCTCTCTTGGGGAGCGCCATTCGGCACGGACACAACCCGTTCAAACCCTGCCGCCATGACGGCAAGAGCGTCAAACTCGCCCTCGGTGATAATTACCTCACCCTGCCCGGAGAGAACTTCGGCGTTCCACAG